AGCGACTTAAGTTGCCATTGCAGGGGGAGGTTGGACTTCCCCTGCCTTTTTTAACTATTCGGGAAAATCAAATGACTACAGCACGCATTTTGTCGGGCATCAAGCAAACGCTACACGAAGGCCATGCTGTCAAAATTGATTTGACCGAAGCCTCTGCCCTCACTGGTTCTGGAAACGGAATCGGTGGGCGCACTTTCTTTGATAATGCTTTTGCTGCACTCCGATTTGGTAATCCAATCCGAGAAGCGGCACGGGTAATCCCTGCCTTTGGCTCCAGCGTGCAATTTGTTGCAAAAACAGGTAACGCCGCAAATTCCACAAACCCTTGGCTTTACGCTGCAACTCCAAACTCTGGCTCACCTAACACCGCCACAAGCATTTGGCAGTTGCCAACCCGTGTTGTCAGTGCCAGCCTGCCCGTTCGAACAGCGGTAATGAGCGACATAAATTATTTGAATGAAACGCTTGTTGAAGACATGATGCTGGAATTTGCACAGCTTGAGGGTGCAAGCATGATTCTCAACAACGATCAAACCGGCTCAACCACCACAAGCACCGGAAGCACCAATGGTTTGCGTGGCTTGAATTATTATGCTAGCGGCTCTGCTGCGTATGGCTCATCTGGCACAGCAATCACGGACGGCATCCACACGCTATTGACAGTATCGCAAAACGGCGCTGCAATTGTGTACGATGATTTAGTAAATCTGGCTAAAAATTTCCCGGCACAATATTGGAATTTGCCAGGATGCGCTTGGATGATGCATCCAGACACAATCCATGATTTGCGACAACTGAAAGCCGCAAGCAGCGGCAATGCAAGTAGATTGTTAGCAGAAACAGGCGATGACGATGGCGGCGCTGTAGCTAATATTTTTGGCTGGCCTGTGATTCCAAACCCGAACATGGAAACCATTGCCGCAGGAAAATTTACGATTTACCTTGCGAACTGGCCCAGGTTTGTAACTATTGCAGACGTAGAGGAAATGACTGTGCAAGCAATGGAGCAAAGCGCACCAGGGTTTATTACTCTGTACGCCGAGCGCCGAATGGTGTCTACTGTGCGTGACCCGTTTGCAGGCGTGCGCTTGGTTGGAGTTTAATAATGTCCAGCGAAATCCTTGGCGCTCAAGGTGGGGCAACCCGAAACCCGTTTAATTATTCAAAAGTTGAGCAGGTAAATCGGGATGTAGTGACGCCCTGGCTTACGCTGGATGAAATCACCCAGCAGTTAAATCTGTTTGATGACGAAAGCCAAGATGACTATCTAAGCAGCCTAGAATTGGCGACCAGGTTTGCCATAGAAGATTATCTCGGGATGTCCATATTTTCCATGACGTATCGGGTTTGGTACGGCGCTCAAGGAACCATTACCGCACCAATGGCTCTGGACTTGCCCGAGGTCAGCCAGAATCTATATCCTACGCAGGCAGGCTTAACAATCAACTCGGTTGGCTACTACAACAACAGCGCACCTCCAACACTTACTTTATTAACAGCATCAACCTACTACTACGATGCCAGCGGCAACCGGGTTATTTTGACCAGCCTGCCCACAATCACAAGTGACATGGCAAACCCAATTGTCGTGAACTACACCACTGCCGCCAACCCGCTACAGACGTATCCCGCAATCAAACAAGCTGGCCTGTTGCTACTGACGCACCTGTACAACCAGCGCAGCAACAGCACCGAAGCATCGCTTAAAAATATCCCGTTTGGCGTGGATACACTTTTACGTCCCTATAAAGAATTGGTCATGTAATGGCGATTGCACGTTTTGAAAACATTGCAATCAATAATCTGACCTTTGGCTTGACGGCTTTTGGTGAGCAAACTACGACCACAACAAAATGGTTTGACACTCGGGCAACAGTGTCGGCTGTTGGCAATAATTTAAAAATTTCAGAAAAATATCGGCTGTATGACAACCTAGTGCGGTTTTGTTTAAATTACACGCCGCATATGCAGACAATTGCTAACGCCCAGCATTTGTTTTCAATCACCTACCGGACACAAGATTGGCGCATCAATGATGTCCAGGAATCAGACGACCGGATGAGCGTATTGATAATGTGCTACCGAAATGAACCGGTAACTGCAACGTGACCGCACAGCAAAATCCAGTTACGTATGCCAAAGCCATCCAAGCGGCATTGACCACTATTGTCACTCCGGTCCCCGTCTACGCCACATTTAACCGCAACTTTGCCACCGAGCCAAAATTTATCACCTGGATGCTGCGAAACGTTCACCAGCCCGTCTACACCGGCAGCGTGCAATCCGTCAAAGGCATTGACACGCCAGTATTTCAAATCAGTATTTTTACGCAAGTTATTGAAGACGGTTTTACAATCAGCAATCAGATACTACAATCGCTCCACGGCTACTCTGGATTGTTTGGCGGTGCAACCTACGGCATACAGATCAGCAAGGCCGATGTGCAATGGCTTTACAACACCTACGACAATGATGAGAAACTTGGACAAGTAATCTTAGATTGCACGCTAGATATACCGACCTGATAAGACAATAAATTTTTTACCCTCTCAACAAAGGAACTTATCATGGCTCTCCCGACAAAAGTGTTACCCGGCTTTACCGCCACAATGTATGCTCAACCCAGCGCAACGCCAACGCCTATTACTACGGCGAACTTGAGCGTTTTGGGCAGCATTTCGCCACTGGCAATCAGCGGAAACTTGGTGCCTGTTGAAGCAATCCCGGCATTTGGGCAAGACGATGCTGTAGCATCATTTTCTGTGGCAGGTTCCCGTCAAAGCGACAAAATCCCAGTGCAATCAGCGCCAACTAGCATGAGCATCACAGCAGCTTGGAATCCAAGCGATACCGTGTTGCTGCTCTTGCGTGCAGATGCTTACAACGGGACTATTGATCGCACCTACGTGATTGCCGCAACTGATGGAACCAATACAATCTATTACGCTTTCAACGGGCGAGTCAGCCAGTGGACAATTGACAGCGCACCAGGTGCCGAGGCCAAAGTTAACTTCACAATTCAGCCCCGTGGCAACCAGTACGGCTGGAGCAATACGGTATGACCTCAATAGAGGCGGTGCTGGCAGAAATGACTGCTAGTTACGGCGACCTGGCTGCGCTTGCACGGCAGCAGGTAGTCAGCGCAGCGGAGATTGCCGAAGCGTTGGCAGAGGCAGACCCAGACTCAGCGGAGTATGTCTGCCTTAAACTTTTGGAAACAAATGTCCGAAAAAATACAGAACACGAATGACCTGCTGAACTTTCTGGTAACTCAAGCCGAGTCCCGCAAGGATTGGTTTGGGTTTACCCAACAAAAAATGACAGGCATACAACTAGTGCATCAGATTGCCGCCAATCATGCCGACACAATGACGCCAGAGCAAATCGTGAAGTTTGTCGTAGAACTTAACAATTTAATGTACAAAGACATCATCCGAGGATGACATGAGCGTCAGCATAAAACTTGAAGGCATGGGCAGTGTCCAGGCAGTCTTTCGAGAGTTGGCAGACGAAATTGGCGACAAAAAAGCCAACAGCAAAATTCTAGTTCCGGCAGTACGGGAGGCCATGAAACCAGTATTGGCAAAAGCTAGGGCAGATGCACCCGTGGACACTGGTGGTTTAAAGCGCAGTTTGCAAGTAGAGGCACGCCGTCCCAATCGCAAAGACAAGCGGTCAAAATACATTGCCAACACTGACACCGTTATTTCGTTAGTAACCACAGCACCAGGCAAAAAGTTAGCCAAGCTGGGCATAAAAAGCGATGCCAGGGCAATAGCGCAAGAATTTGGCAATGTTAGAAACCCAGCACACCCATATTTGCGTACTGCGTTAGAATCACAATCGACAAATGTGGTAAAAAATCTTGCTGAAATATTGGCAAGAAGAATTGACAAATACAAGAAAGCAAATTTATGACAAGACTATCCAGCGCACTGGGAACAGGCGCAGAATTCCGCATCAAAAAATTTGATCTTGGAGGCCACGCCTTCCGAGTGCGAGTGCCACTGGTTAGCGAAAGCGATGCCATGCACAGCCGCATTATCAAACCAGACAACGCAGCAATTGACAAAATTTACGCTGATTTAACAAAATCCCTAGACGAATTTAAGACGTTGAAAAACGAAGATTTGGTTTTTACCGAAAACGATGTGGTTGTATCTGGGCGATCAATGCGGGAAGCTGCTACCAACAAAGCCATGATGGAGGCACGCATCACTGAGATGATTCGCCTGCTACAGCCAGAAAACCCAGCCAACACTCTGGACGACATTACCTACGCTGAGATTGAAATGGAATGGCCTTTGAGCGTCCAGCTTGCGTTAGTGGAAAAGATCAGTGAAGTTGTTAGCCCAGGCTACAAGGAGACACGGGGAAACTAATTGGCTCATTGAGGGAACAAGTCGCCGCAGCGATGATCTTCAATGGGCATACATCAGATTCAATTGCTGCCCTTGACCAAATCACCATGCTGCAAATCCAAACGATGTACGCTGATGGCGTGCTAGGCAATCATGGCCTGCTGGCGCAGCTTGCGGTATTGACAACGGGCGTCTTTAACTACATTAGACCGCCTCACGCAGCCCCGTACAGGCTTGCAGGCACGCTTGGCGCTGTGCATGACTACCTGTACCCTCCAGCCAGCAAAGAACAGCTTGCAGCGCAGGCCAATGACAGCTTGTTATCGTTCATGGTGCAGGCACCAGGTTTCAATTCGGAGAAATTTAATCATGGCTAACATTGCTCGGCTCGGTGTAGCCCTTGGCCTAAACAGCGCAGAATTTGTCACTGGGATTGACGCTGCGTCTAGAAAATTAGATAACTTTGGCGCAGCAGCAATTGGCGTGGCTAAAAATGCTGTGGCAGTATTAACTGCTGCCTTTGTTGCAGCAACTTTTAAAGCAATTTCGTATGCGGATGAAATTGCTGATGTAGCAGCAGCCAATGACATTGCAATTGACTCGATCATTAAATTAACCAATGCCTTAGAAAATTCTGGCGGCAAAGGTGAAAACGCTGGAAAAATGATTGCCAGTTTTACAGACTTTGTAGACAAGGCTGCAAAAGGATCATTTGAAGGACAAAAAACTTTTAGCGATTTAGGCATATCCCTTCAAGATATTGGCAAAATGTCTACGCAGCAGTTGTTGCAAAAAACAACACAAGCAATAGCGGACATGGAAGATTCACTAACCCGAAACGCTCGGGCCGCTGACGTATTTGGTAAATCTGCCAAAAGCGTGGACATGGTTGATTTTGCCAATGGTTTTAAAGACGGAACTGGAGCAACATTAGAACAAGAGCAAGCAATCAAAGATGCAGCACAGGCTTTTGATACTTTTAGGAGTATTGGCAGAGATATTGCCCTGTTAATTCTTACCTCAATTGGGCCGCAATTAAAAGCTGTTGCTGATTACATGAAATCAGCTTCATCAGAAACCAGTGCTTTTGGTGTTGTTTTTGGTTCAGTTTTTAAAACAATTGCACATGGAATATCAGACTTGGCATTTATAACTAAAGGTTTTTCGGATGATATTGGACACGCTATAAAAAGTTTGGAAAGTTTAACTCTGTATTTAATGACGGGGCAATTATCAAAAGGTTTTGAAAAGTTTGCTCAAGACGTAAAAGAATATAACAAAAAACGTAAACAAGCCAGAGAAGAATTAGATGCATTTCAACAGCAATTATTAGGCAACGAAACAAAAACACAACGCATGGGGACGGGTTTTCAAGACCCTCGAATTGTCACGCCAGATGATGATGTAAAACGCGAAGTAAAAACCCCTAAAGAAGTTTTGGCAAAGAATTTTGAATTAGAAAAAGCAAAATTGGCAAATCAATATGCCGTGACAAATAATCTTATAAAAAGTTATGAGTTAGAAGCTAATCAAATAAAGCAAGAACAAAACAAAGCGTATGCCGAAGCAAGATTAGAAATAAAACAAAAAAACATTACCGAAGAAAATAAATTTGAATCAGTAAATGCCAACATATTAAAAGAAAAATTGTTAAGCATTGACAAAAATTATCTTGAAAAAATAGCGGAATTAAAATACAAATATAAACAAGAAGAAATTAAAAAAGACTTTGATCTAGACAAACTTAGATTAGAAAATCAATTTTCTGGAATTGTAAAATATAACGATGACGAAGGCAAATTACAATTTGCTTTTCTTAGCGAAGAATCCAAAATAGAACAAGAATATAAAAGCAAAACAGCGCAAGCAATTTTGGCAAATAAGCAAAAAAACACACAAGAAGAAAATCAATTTGTAGGCAAAAATGCTTTAGAGTTAACGCACAAACTAGGGGCAATTGATGCGGAATATTATGCAAACAAAAAAGCGCGTGCTGATAAATATAGAGAAGAAGAAGCGCAACGTAACTTAGATCAAAAAATTGAAATAAACGAATTAATTAATAAAGAAGAAATTAGAAGAGGGGAACGGCAAAAAGTCATAACCGATATTGCGGCACAATCAAGAGCGCAATTGGTTAATTTGGAAATGGCGCAAGAATTGTTTTTAATAGATCAAAAATCTCGGTACATGAAAAATGAAGATGTGCAATTAGAAAAAGAATTATTACAAATAAAATATAAATATGATGAAGTTGTTTTAAGCATTTATAACAATGAAAAATTAACTGAAGGAGCAAAAGAAATAGCTTACGCATTAGAAAATAGAAATCTAGAATTAACAATTGCATTAGCCAAGGAACGCCGGCAAATATTAAAAGATCAAAAATCAGGCGGCATGATGGAAGGTTTCTTATTCCGCATGGACACGTTTGGTAAAGACATGGAAACCAGTTTTGAAGCTGGCGGCAAAGCATTTGATTCTATGATGAGCAATATGTCAAATGGCCTTGAGGAATTTGTAAGAAAAGGGGAATTAGATTTTAATAAATTTGCCGGTTCAATTATCAAAGATATGTTGGCAATACAACTTCGAGCATCTGCAACTAATTTGTTTTCAATGTTGGCAAAATCATTTGTGTCAACAGTGACAGGAGGCGGCCCAACATACTCATCAATGCCAGCCGGTGTAAGAGCAGAAGGTGGTCCCGTAGAAAGTAACAGCCCATACATAGTAGGCGAACGTGGGCCAGAATTGTTTGTTCCCCGCAGCGCAGGCGCAATTGTGCCTAACCATTCAATGGCTATGATGGGCGGCTCTACAAATGTCACCAACTACAATATCCAGGCAATTGACACCAAATCGTTTGAAGATCGCATACTTGGCAGCAGCAAGGCAATCTGGGCAGCAAACGCATACGGCGCTAAAAACTTATCGCTAGGCAGGGGCAGAACATGAGTTTTCAAACCATCTTTGAAATAAGCCAAAGCATCAGCGTGCAGAATCGGCGCACCGTTGGGCAGCAGGTTAGCAGATCAGGCCAGGTGCGAGTGGCAGAATACCTAACGTCTGTGCCGTGGTCATTTACCGTTAAACCGCACGCATATTTGTACTACCCGCAAGTGCGTGGCGTTATTCAAGCCATTGACAACAAAGACCGCCAACTGCCCGAAACAATCACATTTGCCAGCAGCCTTTTAAACTGGTTTACCAGCTACCAAGGTGCTTTGGTGCAGGCGCAAGTAGCAGCAATGACGATAAGCGCATACAGCAACAATGGCACTCAAATTACTCTTGGCAATCTGCCAAATGGCACATCAACACAATTAGTATTTAAGGCTGGCGATTTTATCCAAATTGGAGTTTACAGCTACAAAGTAACATCGGATGTACCGCTGGGCAGCAACTCGCCGCACCCTGGCAACGCATCAATTACATTTAACCTGCACAGACCAATTATAGGCACGCCCACAATCGGCAACGCTTTGACGGCAGTCGGCTCGGCCTGCACGTTTTATGTGCTGGCGGCACAATGCCCCACTTACACGCTCAACCCAATGACATCCGGCGCATTTGTGCAGTGGGATGGAGATTTTGTGTTTATTGAGGACATTACAGGATGACCACCACAATGGCTGCACTGAGCAGCCCATCCATTATCCAAGCCGAATTTATACGGCTTATCACCAGCACGACAACTTATTATTTTTGTAATGCCGCCGCAGCGATTACCGTCAACAGCATGACGTTTACAAATTTAGGCAGTTTGTTATCAATCAGCGCAATCGAGAGAAACATTAAAGCCAGCAGCGCCGACCTAGCAATATCGCTCACAGGCGTAGATGGCACCAATGTCGCCACAGTGCTTGCCGCAAATATCAAGGGCAGCAATATTGACGTTTGGCGTGGATTCTTAGACAGCAACAACCAAATCATTATCAGCCCTAGCCAACAATTTTTTAAACGGTACACAGGCATTGTCAGCAACTGCTCAATCACCGAAGATTTTAACGATCAACTGCGGACACGCATTGCAACGGTTGGGATAACCTGCGCTAGCTTTCGAACTATCCTAGAAAACCGCATACAAGGCATTAAAACAACTCCCAAGGCTTGGAATTTTATCTACCCAGCAGACACTAGCATGAATCGTGTCCCGGTAATTGCTGCCACTTATTTTGACTTTGGCAAACCACCACAATCTGCAACCGTTAGCAGCAATACCTCAAATGTGCAAACAACGGTAGTTGAGGGCGGGAGGGATAGCATATGATCCGTGAAGCCAATAAACACGATATGCCTGCATTGCTACAAATGATGCGGGACTACAGCACTCAGACGCCTGTGCCAGCATTACAAGCAGCAGCAGCACATGATGAGGCGCACGTTGCCAACCTAATGATACAAATGATGGCAGGGCGTGGCTTTGTGCTGATTGACAATGAATCAAGAGGGTTTATTGCTGCGCTTATTACCACAAACGTCTGGTGTCCAGAAGTCTACGAACTGCACGAACTGGCCTGGTGGGTAAAACCCGAGCATCGTAATGGGACTGTAGGCGGCAGATTGTGGAAGGAATTTGATCGCCTGGCTACAGATTTAATTGACGATGGGCGCATTGATGTAGCAGTCACCGCTGTAATGGCAAACAATACTTGGATTGATTACACCAAACGAGGTTACAGCCCCATGCAAGCCACATTCTTTAGGGTGCAGTAATGGTTGCAACAATTATTGCGGCTGGAGCGGCGCTATTGGGTGGTGGCGCTGCCGCTGTAGCAATATCAACTTTTGCCGTTAATTTTGCCGTCAGCTACATTGTCAATAGAATATTTGCGCCAAATGATCCAACAGCAAATCAACCCGTTGATCAAGGCGTTAGACAGCAGGTAGCACCCAATACCACCAACTCAATCCCGATTGTTTATGGCAGCGCCTTTATGGGCGGCACATTTGTCGATGCTGTGTTAACGACAGATCAGAAAGCAATGTTTTATGTGCTGGCAATCAGCAGCAAAAGCCCAAATGGACAATTTAGTTTTGATCGCACACAGTTTTATTACGGCGACCGTTTGGTTATTTTTGATGGCAGCGATTTAACTAAAGTCGTCAGTTTGACAGATGGCGCTGGCAATGTTGATACAAAAATCAATGGTTTTCTTTTTATTAACTTGTACACTTCAACCGATGCAGGCGTAATTACAAATGTAACCGGCACAGCGCCAAGCACTTTTATGGGCGGCTCTGACATTGCATCAGGGCAACGGTGGACAGGCACCCGGCAAATGAACGGGCTGGCCTTTGCAATTGTTAAACTGATTTACAGCCAAGACGCTGGCACAACAAATTTACAGCCAATTACTTTTAACGTCACGCAAAATTTAAACAGCACAGGCGCAGCCAAGCCAGGCGATGTTTGGGCAGATTATTTAGGCAACGAAGTCTACGGCGGCGGCATGGTGGCTGGTTTGATTGACAGCGCATCAGCCACGGCACTTAACACCTACGCCGATCAAACAATTACTTTTACGAACAGCAGCGGCAACCCTGCAACCCAGGCCAGGTATCGCATTAACGGCGTCCTAGACACAGGGCAAAATGTGCTAGCTAACATTGATCGAATCATGTTGGCCTGCGATTCCTGGAACGCTTACAACGCAGCGTCCGGTAAATGGGCAATCGTCATTAACAAAACAGAAAGCACATCTTACGCTTTTGACGACACGAATATTATTGGCGAAATCAAAGTTAGTCTGACAGACATTACAAATTCAATCAACCAAATTGAAGCGCAATTTCCAAACAAAGTAAACAGAGATCAGCGGGATTTGGTTTATTTGGAAACGCCTAGCAATTTAATGTATGCCAACGAGCCAATCAATAAATTTTCTTGCAATTTTGATTTAGTCAATGAATCTGTGCAAGTCAGTTATCTTGCTAATCGAGTGCTTGAGCAGGCCAGAGAAGATTTGATTGTCACCATCAATGCAGCATATCCAGCAATACAAATTGACGCTGGCGATGTAGTGTCCATCACAAACACCAGTTACGGCTGGAGTGCCAAGTTATTTAGGGTAATGAAAGTCAGCGAGATATCGTTGCCTGATGGCAATCTTGGCGCAAGCCTAGAATTGTCAGAATACAACGCTGCCGTTTATGACGATGTTGCAATCACACAATACAGCCCAGCACCTAACAGCAATCTGTCGTCTGCTAGTTTCTTTTCGGCACTTAGCGCACCAGTTGTTAGTGCATCACGCCCTACAAACAATGTGCCGTCATTTGACATTCAAATTACTACACCAAGTATTGGACGCACGACAAGACTAACATTGTTTTATTCGACGTATTCATCGCCAACTGCGAGTCAGTGGACGCTGCTGGATACGTTTGTTTCCTCGGCATCAACACCATTGACGCCAAGTACAACATTTACATTTTTAAATTTAATCCTACCCGCCGGAACATATTATTTTGGATTTATTGCTGCAAACGATATTTCGCAATCGCAAATCAGCGGCACAAGTTCCGGGTTAGTCTGGGCACCCACTGGCACAGTCGGCACGCAAACGGCAATTGTGTATTTGTATCAGTGGAACAACAGCACGCCAGGCAACCCAAGCGGCAACAGCACATGGACATGGGCAACCGCATCAAACGCATCGTACACAGGCGGCAACGGCTGGGCAGTGGCAATACCTGCTAATCCTGGCACGGCAGGCACCTACCTTTGGCAAGCCAGCACCAGCATCTCAGCGTCTGCCGGGACAACAACAACAACCGTATCATGGGCCAGCGGCTTTAGCGTGCAGGCAATTGCGCAAAACGGTGCCACCGGAGCCACAGGTGCAACTGGAGCAACAGGTGCCACAGGCAGTACTGGAAACACCGGCAATAGCGCAGTGATTTGCTATGCTTTGTACGCCGGCAATCCAACAGTGACAGGCTCGGCAGTCACCATTGCAGGAACGGGTTTGCCAAACACAACCAGTTTCTCGCCTACGTCTGCAACCGCATTTTCGTATGCCGTGCAAACCCCTGGCGCATCGCAAGCAATGTTTCAAAGTGATGGCATTTATTATCCCGTTGCTAATCAAACAATCTGGAACACACCTTATTTGTCAAACTTAAAAGTTGGCAATTTATCGGCAATTAGCGCCGACCTCGGAACTATTACCGCAGGCACAATTACCGGGGCATTGATTCAAACCAGCGCTAGTGGGCAACGTGTGTTGATGAATTACACATCTAACAAATTACAAGTTTATGATTCTGGAAACAATCTAACGGTTGAACTTGGCGGGACAACCGGACAACTTTCTGTTATTAGTACCAATACAGTTTCTCCAGCGGCAGGAGTAACTAATAGTTCAGCTATAGTTCCCGCACTTTATGGCAATAATACAGCAGGCACAAACACTTACGCATCAGCCGCAGGAGTTTATGGGTATGGCACCGTTGCCACTGGCGTTTGCGGGGAAGCAACAACTACGGGTGTTGGAGTCTACGGCATTGCAAGAACAACTGGGGGCACCAATCAAGCTGTTCGTGGCGTAAATACCGCATCAAACGGCGGCACAGTAACCAGCGGAATCGTTGGTGCGTCAAATGCTTATGATTTTTATGCTGACGGAGCAGGCACCAATTACGGGCCATTTACTGGCGCTCACGATGTGCTGGTGCCAATTACAGCAAGTATTTCATTTGGTTACATTGTTTGTGATGTTCAATTAATCATTGCTAAAAATATCAGCAACACTTTATTTGAAGTAGCTATATCTTCGTCTGCCAATCAAGTGCCTTTGGGAATAATGGTTGTTAATAATGGTTTGTTGGCAAACTCTCAACCTGCCGCTTTTATTGAAAAAGTGGAGTGGATAGAGATTGACGGACAAATGAAAAGCATTACCGTGATGTACCCCGAATATGACGCTGACAAAGATTTGTACAATTATTGTGCAGCCAACGCTGTGGGCGAAGGCCAAGTGTATGTTTGCGGTGAGTCGGGGAATATTGCCGCTGGCGATTTGATTGTGACAAGTTCCGTTGCAGGTGTTGGCATGAAACAATCTGATAACATTGTGCGAAATATTACGGTAGCAAAGGCACGGCAGTCCATGACATTTTTGGATGCAACGACTCCAGCCCTGATTGCTTGCATCTATTTGTGCGGATGATGTAGAATGACATTACAAGAACCGTAGCCCTGCGAGTTAGCAGGGAGCGTCACTACCCGAGGAAGGGGAATCAGTCTTGGCAATCTTTAACAAGAATACCCTGGCGCAAGTCAGCGGCTTTTCCAACAGCATCATTGCTGGCGAGTTGGTTTACAACCAAAAAACTTACTGGAACCTTGCTCTTACTGATACGGCTGGCACTGCTGTTAATTTGACAGGGGCAACAATTGATGCATCAATTTTGAGGCGATCAGTCACCAACATTATTGACACCCGCAACGGCTTAACATTTGACATTGCCGATTACACGGTTACAACTCCTAGCCCAATTGCTTTAACGATTTCCAATCGTGTCAATGCGTCTGGGACGTTTACTTTGCTGATTGACGAGTCAACTTGGAGCGTAGCATCAAACGATACGCAGCTTGATATCAACGCTACAAATTGCGTAGGCTTTAGTGGCAGACTAAAAATAGCTTTTCCCGCATCTGGCACTACGCCTGCTGATGACAGCATAATTTTCTTGCTGTTTTTGGTGCGCTCAGATGGAGTAACTAACTGATGGCAAACCTACTAGTCAGCGTTGCCGATGGCAACAACATCAACGTTGTCGTTACACCGCCGACAACCCAAATTGTCACGGTAGACAGAGGCGTGGCTGGCCCAACGGGTGCAGCAGGCGCTACTGGTGCCACAGGCGCAACGGGCGCTACTGGTGCCACAGGCGCCACGGGAGCCACAGGCGCAGGCGTTGTTGTTGGTGGCACGGTGGGCCAAGTGCTTGCCAAATTGAGTTCGGTAGATTACGACACAAACTGGGTAACGGCTGGAGGCTTGGGCACCGTCACATCTGTTGCTACGGGCACAGGCTTATCAGGTGGGCCAATAACTACATCGGGCACAGTTGCTCTTGCAAATACGGCAGTAACTGCTGGCACCTACACCTCGACAAATTTGACTGTTGACGCCCAGGGCCGAATCACAGCAGCATCAAGCGGTGGCGGCAGCGGGACGGTTACCAGTGTTGCCGCTACAGTCCCTTCTTTTTTATCGGTTGCTGGCTCGCCAATCACTACGTCAGGAACGATTGCAATCAGCTATTCGGGCACGGCTCTGCCAATAGCCAACGGTGGTACAGGCGCAACATCAGCGGCAACGGCTTTGACTGCCCTTGGCGCTTATCCGGCAACCAACCCGTCAGGATTTACTAGCACGCAATACGCCACTATTTCAAACGACACCACGACAAATGCAGTGCGATATCCATTGTTTGCGGATGCAACAAGCGGCAATCTGACAACCGGCTACGCATCGTCCACAAAATTAAAATACAACCCGTCAACAGGCGCTTTAACGGTTTCTCAACTAATTATTGGCCCGTAAAATCATGGGAAAAATTACATTTGAATCATCGCTTGGGGGCGTTGCCGATTTAGTTGGCCCCGCTACTGCAACAACGGTAACGCTTAATTTACCTGCAACGTCAGGCAATATTGTCGGCACAGGTTCTACTGGTGTAGTGACGACAGCAATGATCTCGGGCCAAATTGCGGTAGCGCAAGGCGGCACAGGCGTAGCTACTAGCACGGGCACAGGCTCAGTTGTACTTAACACATCGCCGACTTTAGTGACACCGGCTCTTGGTACACCGGCATCTGGCGTCTTGACTAATGCAACAGGCTTGCCTTTGACAACGGCAGTGACTGGCATATTGCCCGTGGCAAACGGCGGCTCTGGCACGGCAACGCCTGCAATCGTCGCAGGAACAAATGTCACAGTAAGCGGCAGTTGGCCTAACCAGACTGTAAATGCAACAGCCAGCGGCAGCGGGACAGTCACCAGCGTGGCAACCGGCACAGGTTTGACAGGTGGGCCAATTACCACAAGCGGCACTGTAGCCCTTGCAAACACTGCTGTTACCGCAGGCACCTATACCACAGCCAACATCACTGTCGATGCCCAGGGACGGCTTACAGCGGCTGCAAACGGCTCTGCTGGAGGCGGCACAGTCACATCTGTTTCAGTAGTGTCGGCAAATGGATTAGCTGGCACTGTTGCCACTGCTACGTCAACGCCTGCAATCACTTTATCAACCAGCGTGACAGGCGTGCTAAAAGGCAACGGCACGGCAATCAGCGCAGCAACCGCAGGGACAGACTATCTAGCACCTGGCGGCGCATTAGGCACACCGGCTAGTGGCACGTTAACCAACACCACGGGACTGCCACTAACTTCTGGCGTTACCGGCACGCTACCAGTTGCCAACGGCGGCACCGGGACGACTACGCCAAGCATTGTTGCAGGGACAAACGTAACTGTCAGCGGGACATGGCCTAACCAAACTATTAATTCAAGCGGTACTGGAGATGTAGTTGGCCCAGCGTCTGCAACTGACAATGCTATTTCAAGGTTTGATACTACAACTGGCAAATTAATTCAAAACAGTTTGGTAACGGTGGCTGACGATGGTGCAATTACAGCACCACAAGTTGGGTCAGTAATTCCTTTCTACTACGCCAACCAAGCAGCGTTCCCTTCTGCCGCCACTTATCACGGTGCGTTGGCCCATAGCCATGCAGACGGGGCAATGTTTTTTGCTCACGGCGGGGTTTGGGTACGGATGCTGGATAACGGTGGGCCACTAGGCACGCCAGCCAGCGGCACAGCTACCAATATCACAGGATTGCCGTTAAGCACTGGAGTGACAGGTACGCTGCCGGTAGCAAATGGCGGCACAGGTACAACAACGCCAAGCATCGTGGCTGGCACTAATGTGACGGTATCTGGTACGTGGCCTAATCAAACAGTAAATTCTACGGCGAGTAGTTCTGGCACAGTCA